TACCACAGCACCACGCACGGGCCGATACCGCTCAGCTTCACTGGTCGCCGCCTGCTTGCTAACCTGCGCGAAGCGATCAACGAGTATACGCGTCAGATCTCTTGCCACGGATACAAGGAAGAGTTCTGGAAGCCGGTTGCGCATGCACGCGGGGAACTAGCGAAGTACATGAGCGAGCTGGAGCGAGGTCAGCGGCATCCAAATCCCGACATCAAAAAGGCAATCGATGAGGGTACGCATCCGTTCCTGCGACCAGTGACGCCCACGGTACACATCGCGCCCAGCGGAAACACGTTTGTTCTGCCCAAGATCCCGAAGGGATACGCGTTGCGCATCGTGGGCAACCTCGTCAGCATCGAACCCGTCAAAGATGGACAGGCGTAGACTCGCGCACGAAATCCAGATAGAGGGGGTACGTCGTACTTGCGACGATGCTCACCGCGCTTTGATGGACTTCGGTACGGAGCACCAGAAAGCGATCGCTCGAGGTGTGGTCAATGCTTTCGAATGTGCGGGCTTGCTGAGTCGTAGCGAGGCGCACGTGCGCCGTCTTGCAATGGCAGTCTGCCCGGGGCACAATGACTCGCGCGTGTGGTGCGCGTACTGCGGAGATATCAAAAGTGACATCGGATGAGGTCGTAAGGCATCTCTATCCGTCCATCCCGGTCACCTCGGACATGACTGTCGTGGCCGAGTTCGCACGGATGATGGCCGACAAGGAATGCGGTGCTGTCGAGTGCAGGGAGAAATTCCGCATCTTTGCGCACGGCTTCGCTGCCGGTGTGCGCAACTGCACCGCGCGTCTCAACGATCAGCTTCGACGTGCCTAGGCTACCTGAGCTTAGCGAGTCATATCGGCGGGTGCTCTTCCTGCTTCACTTGATGCGACTGCCAAAGTACAAGCAGCGCGGTTTCCATTTTCGCGCGGACAAGCACAAGGCAATAAACGATTGCACAGCCGAGGAGCGCTTGCGGGTACTGTGCGAGCTTCAGCATACGGACAGGGTGCTAGGCGACGAACAGTGCCGCTATTGCGGGCCTATGGGTAGCTCCAAAGATCCGCCCCGCTGGTGCAGAGGAGAGGTAACTTGTCCTCATCTACGAACGTAATTCGGGAGCAGGATATTCATCTGGTCTTGCGCTCCGATCCTATGAAGGTGACGTTTCCGGTCATCGCCGTGCGTCTGCGCTGTAAGGGATGCGGTATCTGCATTGAGTTCGACGCGGTGTCTCGGCATGCAGGCCAGGATATCAAAGAATGGGTGCAGATAATCCAAGGCGTCGCTGCTGACGCGCATCGGTTTGGGGCGCCGCAGTGCAAGTCTCAGATAGTCGATTTGCAGATACCTGTGCCGAACGGCACGAAGAACGTGGGCGAGGTTCCAAAGTCTTGAACGCCGAAAGGCGTGTCGTGACCGAGGGAGACATGACCCCTCGGGCGGGTCTTAGTCCAGAGTCACCCGTGCATCGCAGGCCCCCATCGGGCTAAGTAACCTGGAAAGCCTGTTCGTCACGGAAGCCGCGTCAACGGCGATACCTACGGGGCGGTGGCAGGCACCTATGCAAAACGAATTAGAACTCAAGAAGATGATAGAGCGCGTGCACGAGGTGGCAGCAGCGCTCTTAGGCTCGTCAAGTGACCTGCGTGACCACGCTACGGAAGCTGAACGTAATGATCCTGAGTTCCTACGCGCTCTTGATTGGGAAGTCATGCAGTGCGACTCCTGTAACTGGTGGTTTGAGACCGAAGAGATTAACGAGAACGGCGAGTGTAAGGACTGCGAGGAGACTCGCTAAACTCTTGCGATATCCGCGATTGCTGCGGTAATGTAACGTTATGAAAGTCGCTAATCGCGCTTATCTTACTGACGAAACGGTTGCTGCCTATACTAGCGATAAGCCGCAATCAATCTTGTGGGATACTGAGCTTAAAGGTTTTGGATGTCGATTATCGATTCGCACGGGCGCAAAGACCTTTATCCTTCAAGCGCGCGATCAAAATCGTAAGGAAAATCAACATACGTTAGGGCGCTTTCGCGATCCTTACACAACTGAGGAAGCGCGCGCTAAAGCCATTGAACTGAAGAAACAGTTAAAAGGGGAGACGGCGCGCCCCTTGGCGCCTGTCCTGACTTCTAAGGTGCCTTGGGCTACAGCCGTAAAGCCTGTTTCGCTAGCGCCGATGCCCCCAACGCTAGCAGTACATACGCCTGCAGAAGCGTTGGTTTATCGCATTGAGCCTGTTCTTGAAGATCGCGAGAGTATTATTGGAGCGTTGTCTGCCTATGCAGAAGTCTTATCCGCGCAGGTAGACGACGATCCTGACGATGCAGAGCTGCGATACCGAAAAGCGCTGACCGAAGAAATGGCATCCATCTTAAAGGAAGCGTTTTCTTTGGCAGCTAAGAAATTAAAGCGTAAGCAAAAGCGCGAGATGCAACAGGCGCAGCCTAAGGTCAGAAAATTGACTTTAAACGAAAAGCATTATCGAGACGGCGGCATTCTTGTACATGAAGGAAAGCCGGGGGAATACTTTGACGGGCCGGTGTGGCAGTTCGGAGATCAACGCGTAGCGCTGCGCGAACAACGTAAAAATATGACGCCAGACGAATTAGCTGTTGCCGTGGAAGAGTCGTTTGCGCTCTTGCAATCAAAGCAGAAGGCCTCTTAGGCTGCGCCTTTCCCAGGAGCCACCATGCCCGCAGAGTACCGTCTGATCGGCGAACCCGCCTTCGTCCGCGAAGTGACCCGCGCTATCAAGGCGCACCGCAACAGCGAACCGCGGGCCTACGTGCTCGTCATGGTGACGCCTGACAACAAGGCGGAGCTGATCTCGAACATGGACATCAACGCGCAGCGCTGCCAGTTGGTCGCCAGTGCGCTCGACATGCTCATCAAGAGGTAGCTATGGGGTTGCAGTGCGATTTCAAGTTTGCACCGATGGACCTTGTGTTCGTGACTGCATTCGGCCTCAACTATCATGGGCGGGTGCAGTGGTGTAAGGCGGATGGTGGGCAGTTGATATATCACGTGCAGTACGCGAACGATCGCGGGGAAGTCTGCTCGGGCGAATACTACGAAGACGAATTGAGCGCACGTGATAAGTCGCCATAAGCAGCTCAACTTACACGCCCCTGAGCTCGGTGTCTATGGGGACTGCGCGCGTACCGCCTATGCGTGCCTGCTCGGCTTGCATCCGCTGGAGGTGCCGCATTTCCTGATCGACAACCCGCCCGCAGACGAGTTCTGCAAACGCCAACGCGACTGGCTCGCCTCGCGCGGGTTGACGGAGATTGCGCTGCCCATGGGAGCGGAGACTTTCGACGAGGTGCTGCGCACGATGGGATGCTTGAATCCCGACGTGCATTACCTCGTCACGGGAATGGGACGCGCGGGCTGCCAGCATGTGGTCATCTGCTATGGCAACCGTCTTGAGTGGGATCCCTCTCGAACGGACAGCGGGATCATTGGCCCATGTTCGGATGGATTTTTCTGGCTGGGTTTTCTTGCACCGTTGAGCTTGCAGAACTCCGCGCAGCCCGCGTAACTTACTCCCATGAGCACCTCTCCTGTTCAGGATGCGCGGTCACAGTTCCCGCATTATCACAAATTTGTCAAGCATCTCGATTACGTCGATGTGTATCGGGTGCTTCAGCTTTTCAATGTGACTGACCCGTGTATCCAACACGCTGTCAAGAAACTGCTCGTCCCGGGCAAGCGCAGCGCAGGTAAATCCCGCGAACAAGACATACGCGAAGCCATCGTGTCGCTCAACCGCGCTCTGCAGATGATTGCAGAGGACGACGTGGTGGCAGTCGCTCAGCACAACAGCGCGCAGGTTGCGTCGCTGGACAACGGAGAGAAGAAGACATGACGACGAAGCTCGACAAGCAGATCAAGCGTGAGGTTCTGGTGAACGGTGTCCCGCACACCGTCACGTTGACCCCCGAAGGCATCAAGCTCACGGAGAAGGGTCGCCAGAACGGTGCGCAGCTGACGTGGGCCCAGCTCAAGGCCGACAATGTCAACAAGCAACAGTTGATCGCGTGATCTACATCGCCTCCAAGACGAAGCATGCACCACGCTGGCGCGAATTACGCGCCCAAGGCGTGCCCATCATCTCAACGTGGATAGATGAGGCGGGTAAGGGAGAGACCAAATCGTTCTCCGACCTGTGGGATCGCTGCGTCTTGGAGGCGTGCACTTCCTACGTACTTGTCGCGTATCGCGAACCCGGTGAAATCCAGAAAGGGTCCTTCATCGAAATCGGTGCAGCGCTAGCCATGCGAGTGCCAGTGTTCATCGTTGGTTACGAGGAAGAACAGTTTTCCTTCAGACATCATCCAAGAGTAACATCTTGCAGCACCCTGCAAGAAGCGCTTACCCTAGCATGCGCGCTCGTAAGGAAAAATCCTCGTGTTTGTGATTGAGTACGTTCTAGGGTTTGCCATGGACCCCGCGGAGCGCGTGGTCGCGCTTATTCGTAAGCGTCGTCCAGATTGGCAGGCAGGACGTTGGAATGGTATTGGAGGGCATCGCGAAGGTTTCGAGTTACCGCTGGATGCCATGGTGCGCGAATTCGAAGAGGAGACGAGCGTTAAGACCTATCGCGAGCAATGGCGTAAGGTCGGCGTAATGCGCGAAGTCAATGCTTGGAACTGCCATGTCTATACGACGCGGGAAGCGCCGTTGAATCTCATCCAGTCCTCGACGAATGAAGTCGTGGCGCTTCATCGTATCGAAGCGCTACACGAACTCGATTGCATGGCCAACATCCAGGCACTTGTGCATCTGTGTCGAATCAAACCCGACACTCCGAAGAACACAATCCCTCAATTTGAACTGGTGTACAAATGAAAGTCGCACTCAGCGTCGTTGCCCTGTTGATCGTGGGCGTCTTGCTGGCAGCCAAGGTCAGCGACATCTGGTCCGAGAAACAAGTCAAGGCATGCGCTGCCAAGGGCGGTACGCTGGTCAAAGGCGCGCTGCGCGACTACGTGTGCATCAAGGTAGAAATTGTCAAGTGAAAGGCCCAGGCTATGTCTGTGACCTTGCACCGCCCGGATGGATCTGCAGACGCGAAGCGGGGCACGAAGGGCCCTGCGCAGCCGAGCGCGTAATGCCAGGCATGTACGGTCGCCGAAAAGGGGATCGCCCCCTAAAGGTTGTTGCGCCGCCTGACGTCGCTGCAGAAGCGCTGTTCGGTGCGGTAGCAGTGCCGGAAGCAGCGCTGCGCACGCAGAGTCGCAAGGCGTCATTCGCGGAAGCATGCGCAAACACGGCGATTGGCTTCTGCGTGTCTTGGGGCGCCACTTACGCCTTTCTTCATCTCCTTGACATCAGAATGTCGTTCCATCAGTTGTGGTGGTACACGTGGGGCATGACCTTCGTGTCCATTGCGCGTTCCTATGCGCTGCGGCGCTTGTGGAATGCCGAGTGGTGGAAACGGCGGAGATGAGCTTCGGTTACAGGCTCGACGGGTACTACGACGAGAACGGTCGTTGGCAGCGTACGAAGTTCTGTTTTGTGTACTGCGGCGAGCGGTGTACGTGCATGCCGAGAGGTCCGTTGTACCGCGTGGACCTGGATACCAGTAAGCAAGTCAAGCCCCCTCCTGTGGAAGAAGACAAAGATTTCTGATGGCTGTACTTACTCCAGAATATCTCGCTCGCAGCGGCACGGAGCACGGCGAACAAGCCGCGTTGTTCTGCTGGGCCAACAAGGCAATGTGGTTCGGCTTTGCGGTAGCGGATGACCCGCGCAGCTATGAACGGGGCGCGCTGGTGTGGTCAGGTGAACCCGTACTCCCAGTCCTCAAGTGGCTCTTCGCTATCCCGAACGGTGGTGGTCGCAGCGCAGCTCAGGGCGGCATGCTGAAAGCGGAAGGCGTCAAGCCTGGCGTTAGTGACATCTGTTTGCCCGTGGTACAGTACGGGGAGAACGGCCACCCTCGCTTCACTGGTCTCTATATCGAGATGAAGCGCGCCAAAGGCGTCACTAGTGACGTCAAGCCTGAACAAGAGGAATTCATTAAGTTCGTGCGAGAACAGGGTTATCGTGCGGAAGTGTGCTTTGGCTGGCGTCAGGCAGCTGACATCATTAAGGAGTACCTGTCGTGAAACGTATAGCGATGATTGGCGCGGCAGCGCTGGCGGTAGCGTCTGCAATGGGGCAGGAGTCGCCGGAAGAGATCCGCGCTTCTTACGAGAACGGTATTCCCAAGCGCATGGAACTGGGCAAGACGCCAAAGGAGATTTGCGCGCTATACGACGTCTATTTAGACGGCGTGCAACAGTTCGATTGCGTCGTTGCGGACACGGAGAAGAATTTCGTGGTGCGCTACGTTCGAACGAATGGGATATATGTGCGGGGCCGGCATGGTGGCATTCGCACCGAGCGCATCAATGGACGTGTTTGCATTGTCAAGAAGGGTGACCCGTGCCCGCAGGAAGAACGTGGACACGAAGAAGATTGAGGAGCACATCCGCTCATCCAGCTTCGAGCGCGTTGCCCTCGATTATCAGATCGAAGGCGTCACGAAGCTTTTCGAGTCCGCGGCTGTGCAGGGTAATAATACGATGATGGAGCAGTTTCGGCAACAGCTCCATGAACTGATGGACCGCAAGCTCGACGTCATCGCTGCACAAAGCTCTCTAGTCCGGACGATGTTCGGAGGAAAATAAAAAGCCGTTGCCGGCGCGGTTCCGTTCGTCCATAGTGCAGTCATTAGCACAGGAGAACGGACATGCTCTACTTCATCGAACACCCCGCCAGCAAGCGCATTATCCAGGTCGTCGCCGAGCTCACTGATGCCCTGCGCGCCGATGGGCGCGATGTCAGCCGCTGGGACATCAAGACGATGGAGCGCGCGAAGGACATCGCGTTGCAGGCCAACCTGTTGGAAGACGGGTACTTCTACCTCTCTTGCGACCGGGGAAGCTATGTCAGCCCGCGCTACGACGTCATCCGCGCTCCTATGAAGGGTGCAGAGGTGTCTAAGGGCTTCAACGGCGATTATTACCCCTGCGGCAAGATCGCCAAGGTGACGCACAATTTCAAGCGCGTCGAAACTGCGGACGGCACTGTGTTCTGGCGCCGCAAAGAATCTGACGTCTGGCTCGAGCAGGGCGGCGGGTTTGCCATGTGTTACGGTGTCCACGACGAACGTAACCCGTCGTTTTAACATGATCCGTCCTCCCCGCGATCCTGCATTGACGGCGTTCATCCGAATCACTTGGGTACTCCTCATCTACGCTGTTCTTCGCCTTACTGTTCTTCGAGGTGTGTGATGCAGAAGCTTATCTGGCGCGTGCAACCCGAACCGACCGGTCGCTACCGGTCCTTCGAGCACCGGGGCTGGCCCTCCGCTCACTGGAAAGGCGAGCAGGAGCGCGCAGCGGCCTACATCGGCTGTAAAGACGAATACGTTCCGAAGCACGTCAAGGCAGGTACGCACGCACCGCTGACGGTTCGCATTGCGCGGTGGCACACCCGCGAAGGGCAGGGGCCGACGTTCCAGTGGATGCGCGTGCTGCGCCAGTTTGCGACGCTTGAGGAAGCGAAGGACTTCGCGGCACAGTTCCTGGCCGCGCATCCAACCTGGCACCCTGACACTTGCGTCTCCCTAGACGAGCATCGTAAGGTGCCCCAAACGGACTCGAAAAAGGACAAGGCACATGGCGCGTAAAAAGTCGACTCACTCGTTCGTCCTGATCATCGTGGAAGGTCGTGGCGCACTGCTGCCGTTCCCGGTGGACATGCTGCGATATGACGCTTCGCACCCCGCCCACGAGACGGACAGTCTTAAGATCGAGCGTACCCTCAAGGATAGCGAGAACCCTGACGATTACAAGCAGATTTCGCTCTACTGTGCGGCGTACAATGGACCGACACTCGCGCGATGGGACAGCCGCGGCTGGCGTGTGGTTAGCGTGGATGGCATGCCCGCTCCGCTGGTGCGCTAGTGAACGCACGTACACGTCACGACCCTATCGTCGAGCTCGAATGCGATGTCGAGCGCGCCGTCAACTTCATCAAGGCGTCGCGCAATCGAAGCTTGTTCGTATGCTGCGCGCAGTTCGCGGTTGCCAAGAACCAGACCGGTGCACCGGAAGGGCACACTCGCGGGCGCGAGGTATACGCTCACGTGAGAGTCAACACGCCTGCCGCGATCAAGTTCATCCAGGATGCCTATGGCAGGCAAGCCGACAAGGTCACCATTCGCATTGCGTATTCGTCCAACTGCGTATTCATTGGGAGAGGAGCATGATTAAACTGATCAAAGCATGGTTGAAGGCGCGTCGCGAACAACATGCGCGCGACCTGTTCAATAGAGGGTATGGGTTCGCTGCTGCAATGCTGTTGCACGGGTCGTCTCCCGAAGAGATCGAAGCGATGACCTACTACGCCTTCGAACACAACGGCTTCGAAGACGGCGTTGCGTCAGCCTTGAGGGACTACAACAAACTTCTGGCTCGACCCGTGGTGTCCGCGTGAAACGCCATTATCTACTAATCCTTGCGGCTGCGATTCTGTTTGTCGTAGCTTGCCTAGTGGACCCGTGTGACAACGCTCCCAACTGCAACATAGAGGAACATCGATGAAACCATGCCCGACAGAAGGCTGCGACGGTCTGATACCAGACAAGTCGCGTACCGGCGTCTGTCACAACTGCTCTGCAACGCACGCGCGCTGGAACAAGCGTAGACCTGCAGAGGTGTTGGAACGTCGCCGGAAGTTGACGATGTACGGTGCCCGCATCAACGTCGTCCTCGACAACAAAGACATCGGCGACAGCAAGGTCATCTCCTTCTACAATGCAGTAAAGAAGAAGGCGGTGCGTCATGGCGACCGGTAAGAAATGGTCAGCAGCGCAGAAGCGCAAGTTCAAGGCCACAATGAAGGCCAAGCATGCCGGCAAGGTACTGGCAGCACAGCCGACCACGAGCAAGGACGTCCTTACCTACCTGACGCATGCCGAACGCGGTATACTCGATCGCGTGCGCCGAGGTGCTGTTAAGCGTCTCACCGGATCGGACCTGCTGACGCTGCTGGCGTTGGCTACGTTGCGAGGTGAGGTATGAAGACGGCGATCGTGATAGCCGCCATTTCTATCATCCTTGCCCTTCTCGTTCTGGCTGCGGCGTCTCGTATCGTTCCGCGTGGACGTAGTCGTAGCTACGGATGCCGACATCGCTGGTCCGAATCGGATATCGATTGGGATGTCCAAGGTGACATGAGTACCGCTATCCATTGCCTCTACAACACGCATGTGAAGTGTGAGCTGTGCGGTCACGAGATGTGGATAGGAACGGAGGAGTATGCTCGGCATCTCCGAGACACAGGGCGCATGGCGACAGGGTGCTAACTCGGCGTTATGTGATGTCGCAAGATATCGTTGCATCTTGAACTCACCTGTCATAAGCTGTGTTCAACGGTAGCGGTACATCAGCGAAGATGGACACGGCCGGCATCGAACCCCGGCACCGCTACCCGCCCTCTAACACAGCACAGGACCTCACATGACCACGCTCAATTTCGATGCCACGAAAGTTGCCCCCTCCGTCGTCAAGGAGGAGAAGCCCCGAGTCTGGAGCGATCGCCAGCTGGCAATCTTTCACTTCGCACAGCACGGCCAGGGCAACGCAGTTGTCGTGGCAGTAGCGGGTAGCGGCAAGTCCACAACCCTGATCGAGGCCTACAACCGTCTGCGCGGCCAAGGCTTGTTTCTTGCCTTCAACAAGGCAATCGCAGACGAGCTGAAGGCAAAGGGTGTCAATGCGCGCACCTTCCACTCGCTGGGTTACGGCGCGGTGATGAATCACGTCGGGTGCAGCTCGGTTGAAATGAACAAGATGCACAAGCTGTGCACCACGATCATGAATCCCAGCATGTACGATCAACTGAGCGAAGAGCAGAAGGCGCGTCAGCCGAGGCCCGGCGAGATGGACTTCGAGTATTACAGCGCGTTCGCCAAGCGCCTCTGCGGATTGGCGAAGCAGGGCGGCATCGGTGCGGGCCTGCTGCCGGACACCGAACAGAAATGGATGGATATCTGCGTCTACCACGACATCGAGCCTGAGAACGAGAACGCGGACCTCGGTCGTGCGATCGAGTGGGCGCGTGCGCTGCTGGACGCATCGAACGACTATCGCAAGCACAAGATGATCGACTTCGACGACATGCTGTACATCCCTATTCGGGACGGCCTGTCGCTTCCGAAATACGATTTCGTCTTCGTGGACGAAGCGCAGGACACGAACATGATCCAGCGCGCGCTTCTGCGCAAGGTCATGAAGCCCCGCTCGCGCCTGATCGCGGTAGGCGACCCCGCGCAGGCCATCTACGGCTTCCGCGGTGCAGACAGCGACAGCCTGGACATCCTGGCGCGCGAATTCGGGTGCATCGAACTTCCGCTGGACATCACCTACCGCTGCCCGGAGAGTGTGGTCAGGTATGCGCACCAGTGGGTGTCGCACATCAAGGCGCGCCCGGGTGCACCGGAAGGCATCGTGGAGAACCACGGCCTGGAGTGGAAGAGCGAAATGTTCCAGCCTGACGACCTGATCGTCTGTCGCACCACGAAGCCGCTCGTCGAACTCGCTTACAAGATGCTGCGCCTCCGTCAGCCCTGCCGCGTGCTGGGCAAGGAGATCGGTCAGGGCCTCAAGTCGGTCATCAAGAAGATGAACGCCGACACGGTGGACGAACTTCTGCTGAAGCTGGACGCCTGGGCTGAGCGCGAGATCGAAAAGGCGATGGCGAAGAACCTCGAGTCGAAAGCGGAAAGCATCCACGACAAGCGCGAGACGATTGCGTTCCTGGTCGACGGCTTAGAAGAGGGCAACCGTACGATCAACGAGATCTACCGCGTCATCGACCTGCTGTTCGCGGACACCTTGGGCGTGCCGATGTTGTCTACGATCCATAAGTCCAAGGGGCTGGAAGCTGAGCGGGTGTTTTGGTTGAACCGCAGCCAGTGCCCGCCGCAGTGGATCCGCGGCGAGTGGCAGAAGCAGCAGGAACTCAACCTCTGCTACGTTGCTACCACGCGCGCCAAGAGCGAGTTGCACATCATCGAAAACCCGCAGGAGCGATAATGCGCTACGTATGGGCGTTCCTGTCATTCGTCATTGGCTTCATACGAGGTTGGAGACTATGAAAGACCTGCCGCCGATCACTTTTCCTGAAGGCAAGCGTACCGAAGGGACGCTCCTCAAGGAGCCGATGAAGCGCATTACGCGCAAGTCCAAGTTTCTCAAGAACCTCGAGAAGCAGCAGGCGCAGAAAGAGCTGCCTCCGGTCGAGGTAGAACGAGTTCTGCGAGTCATCAAGTAGAACTGCGTAATCGCGCACATACCGGAGCAATGAGTTCGCGGTATGCTTTCCTTGTCAATTTGTAAACGGAGATGGAGATGAATCGCAGCGACATGGCTCGAGGCGATGGAAGAACTTACCTCGGCTGGACGGAAGAGAACTGGGCAGTGATTGCCGGTCAGATGCCGTACGGCATCTACGCGCCGACGAACGAAGGTGCTGTCGCGATGAAGCTGGCTTGGATGACATCGAAGGTCGACGCGGATCTGACACGGCGAGATCCGTACTATGCCCGCTCGCTTTTCGAGAACGTGATGGGGCACAATGCGCGGCACCCTGCCGCGTACCCAGCCGCGATCGTGCACGGGGTACCCTTACCGCAGTGAAAGCACGGGCCGGGCTAGGGGTATCGCTTACGCGAAATACAGCGTATACCCATTGCGACGGGTAAAAGCGCGTTGCTATGCTGTGTGCTCATCCTACGCTGGAGAGCATATCAAATGGCAACCTCGGCGACGCAGACGCGCGCTGGCCACACTTCCGAACATCGGAAGATCGGGCGCACGCTTCTCATCGAGATCGCGGTAGGGGTCACCTTGCTGTTTCTCGCGTGGACGCTGTTCGGCCCGAAGTAGATTTTTTGGCATGGGGCGCGCGGGTTAGCGCGCCCTTTCGCGACAAGGTGAAGGATATTGCCCTGAACCTGTCGATGCCAAAGGAAGGGCCAAGCTGGCTCATGGCTTGCATGGCTTTCGAGACGGGTGAAACGTTTCGCCCCGACGTTCGGAACGCCGCAGGCAGTGGCGCGGTAGGTTTGATCCAATTCATGCCGGCGACAGCAGCCGACCTCGGGACTACAGTCGAGGTCCTGGCCACACTGAGCGCCGAGGCGCAGTTGGATTACGTGCGACGCTACTTCGCGCGCTACCGCGCCCGCCTGCGCACCCTCAGCGACTGCTACATGGCGATCCTTTGGCCCGCTGCGATCGGCATGCCCGAAGACGCGGTATTGTGGAGCCAGCGCGACCGCCCTACTACGTACAGGCAGAATTCAGGTCTTGATTTGAATCGCGATGCTCTGATACTCAAGTGTGAAGCCGCGAAAAAGGTATACATCGCTCTCGAGAAGGGACTTCGACCGGAAAACACAGCGCCCCTCTAGTAGCTTGTGCACTATGCTCGTGCTACTATCCGGCAAACGGAGCATGGCCTCTGTCGTTCGATACTTAGACGAGGGTAGCCATGGCAGACGATTTGTGGGCAGTCTGGTGGATCCGTGCGATTGGATATACGGCTTTCGCAGCGTTCGGCGGTGCAATGGGGCATCTGATGCGTTCGCTGGATAAGAAAGAACCGATCAATTGGTCGCGTACCCTACTGGAGAGTTTCTCCGCAGGGTTCGTCGGCTGCATCGTGCTACTGATGTGCAGCGCGATGAAGCTGAGCGAGCAGTGGACCGGGGTCATCGTTGGCGTGAGCGGGTGGCTCGGCGCCAGCGTAACAATCCGGATGCTCGAAGGTATCGTTCGCAAGAAGATCGGTCTGGAAGGAGAACCGCCGAATGCCCCTCCCGCTGATCCCTCTTCTCCTTAGAGTTCCGCTGCTTGCAAAGGTAGTGGGATTCGTTAGCAGCAAGGGACGACTCGTCATCGAGTACGCGCTGATCGCTGCTGTGGTCACGCTTTGTGGCCTCGCGGCAGCATTGTGGGCGAACAAGAAGAACACCGAGATCGCTCTTCTCAAGACTGAGAGGCGAATCGACACGCTGGAAACGCTCAACGGCGCGCAGGATGCTACTATCGCAGACCTTCGGGATTTGCGAGCGCGGGATGCTGAGACGTTGGCTGGTGTGTTGGAAGACTATAAGAAGCTGGCAAGAACCGATACAGAGGCGCGCAAGCGCATCGCAGACTTGGAGAAGAGCAATGCGTCAGTTCGTGCGTTTATGCGCAACCCTATTCCTCCTGAGTTGCGCTGCCTGCTCGATGGTACGTGCACCCTCGCAGAGCATGCAGACAAAGATCGAGCGCCCCTTACCCCCAGCGGAACTCCTCAAGGAGTGCCAGCCTCCGGAACCGACCCCGATCTATAACACGGGGCATCTTCTCTCGAACCGGCAAGATTGGATTACTGCATTCGGTGGGTGTAGGGACTTGCATCATCGTTTGATACAGTGGAACACCGATCCGCCGGCAAGCCCGCGCGAGTAAGCGTTGCGGACTTAATATCGGCCTCCTTATACTCCGATCAATCCCCGTCATGGGCGGGTGAGAGTCGGAGATAATCAGCATGGCTGACGAAAAGCCTCCTTCGCTATGGGATGCGCTGGTAATGCAGCAGCCCCTGACGGCGGATGAGAAAAAACTACGAGACGATTTCGTTACCGAGTACCTCAAGGACAGAGACGGCTGGGCGGCTGCCATTCGTTGCGGCTTTCTCAAAGAACTTGCGGTCACCTACGCGCAGACGCTGCTCGGCGAACCGTACATCCAGCAGGAGATCGCACGTAGGGAGCGGCAGCGAACGGAGAACCCGAAGCTAGCCGACAAAGAAGATCACGTGAGCATACGTGCGGCCTTGTTCCGCGAGGCTTATAGCCGCGGTCCGGGCAGCACGCACATGGCACGGGTCAACGCGCTGAAGGCGCTCGCGCAACTGACCAACATGGAACCGGCAAAGAAGGTCGAGAAGACTGTTACGCACAGGGGCGGCGTGATGCTGGTCCCCGCGATGGCGAATCTCAACGAGTGGGAGCAGGCCGCAGCGAAGTCGCAAGACAAGCTGTTGGAAGAGGCCCGCCACTAAATGCGCGATCTGGTGACTCCCGCCGGCCCAACTCGGGTCGTGTGGGAACCCTTGCCTGGCTCGCAGACGCTGGCACTCAACTGCCCGGCGAACATAATTGTCTTCCACGGTACGCGCGGTCCTGGTAAAACGGACGCGCAGCTCATGCGTTTCCGCATGCGTGTCGGTCAAGGATACGGGAGGTTTTGGCGTGGCATCATTTTTGACCGCGAGTATAAGAACCTTGACGATCTTGTCTCCAAGTCCATGCGATGGTTTCCGTTGTTTGACGACGGTGCACGATTCGTCTCTTCCAAGAGCGATTACCTTTGGCGATGGCCCACGGGGGAAGAACTTCTATTCCGTGCGATTAAACGCGAGAGCGATTACTGGGGTTATCACGGGCAAGAGTTCCCTTTCATTGGGTGGAACGAGTTAACGAAGTACCCTACCGACGTCTTGTTCGATATGCTGATGAGCTGCAATCGCTCATCATTTCGGCCCGACGACTACCCCCTCACTATTGACGGAGACGAGTACAAGAGGACCGGTATAGTTCGAATTATCGAGGACTACGAACGCCACGCCATGCAGCACCTTCTACCAGAGATCCCGCTCGAATGCTTCATCACGACGAACCCTTACGGCGCTGGCCACAATTGGGTCAAGAAACGCTTCATCACCGCGAGTGCTCCGGGGCGCATCTTGCGCAAGATCGTGAACGTGTTCAACCCGCGCACGCAACAGCGCGAGGATGTGGTTAAGACACAGACTCACCTGTTCGGTTCCTATCGGGAGAACAAATACCTGTCCCCTGAGTACATTGCTGAGCTGGAGACCATGTCGGACCCGAATAAGCGCCGCGCTTGGCTGTTCGGGGATTGGGATATTGTCGCAGGCGGCATGTTCGATGACGTGTGGGACAGTAGGCAGCACATTGTTCGCGCATTTGTGTTGCCTTCAACGTGGAGGCTTACGCGTTCTTTCGACTGGGGTAGCTCGCACCCGTTCAGCGTCGGTTGGTGGGCCGAGTCTGATGGCAGTGACGTTCAAATGAAGGACGGGACGTGGCGCAGTACAGTTCGAGGCGATCAGTTCCGCTTTGCTGAATGGTACGGGTGGACCGGCAAGAGCAACCAAGGATTAAGGATGCTTGCAACGGAGATCGCTGCTGGTATAATCGAGCGCGAAATGGCCATGGGCATCTACGGCCGTGTCCAACCCGGGGCAGCAGACTCGTCAATATGGGATGTCGAAAACGGCAATTCCATTGCGGCAGATATGCTCAAACCGGTTAAGCTCAAGAACGGCAAGATATATCATGGTGTGGAATGGCGTCGGTCTGACAAGTCCCCCGGAAGCCGCAAAGCGGGATGGGAGAAGCTTCGTAAGTATCTAAAGCAGGGTCAGAAGCAATACGTTCCAGGACCGAATGGTGTGTTGCTCCCCGTGCCGAGAGAGTTTCCCGGCCTATTCACTTTCGACATTTGCAAGTGTTTCATTGACCTGTTTCCAGTCCTGCCGCGAGACGAAGACGATATGGACGACGTGGATACCGAGGCCGAAGATCACATCGGCGATGAAACCCGTTATCACATTCTGTCTTTGGGCTTGGGTGCACGCGGCGGTCGTACGAAGGGTACGCATTAGGAGAGCATATGAGCCTCGAAACGACTCACCCGTCTTACGACGCTTACAGCGAAGACTGGACTTTGATGCGCGACGCCATGAAAGGCGAGAGCGCCGTCAAGGCGAAGCGAACAATCTACTTGCCCGCCACAGAGTCGATGCTGTTGGACGGCATGCTGAATTCCAATCAGCTCGGCTTCCAGAACTATATGGCCTATCTCAAGCGTGCCGTCTTCCCGGAGTACGTGCGCGAGGCAGTGGAGGCGCTGCTCGGCCGCATGCACCGGAAGGAAGCGACTTTCGAACTGCCCGAGCGAATGAAAGCGCTCGAGAAGAAATGCACGCTGGGTGGAGATTCGCTTCAAGACCTGCTGCGGCGTATCAACGCGGAACAGCTTCTCAATGGCCGCCTAGGGCTATTAGCCGACCTTCCAGCCGAGCCTAGCTCGACTCCGGACGGTAGCCAGGCGAAAGAAACGATCCCCTATATCTCCCTGTACCCGGCGGAATCAATCCGGAACTGGGACGAAGCGGATGGAACGCAGGGGTTCAGCGCCTTGAACCTTGTGGTGTTGGATGAATGCGGGTATCGTCGAGGTCCCGACTTCACTTGGATACCTCTCAAGCAGTACCGCGTCCTCGTGCTAGGCGCTACGGACACGAACGAAGTACAGGGAGAATACCGTTACGCGGTATTCAGTGACGACCCAGGCAACCCTAACGGCCTCACGTTCGTCGACACGAGCCTCAAGTCCCCCACACTGCGCGGCGTTGCTGTGAAAGAAATCCCCTTCGTGATAATCAACACGAAGGACACCATCGGCACGCCCGACGACCCGCCCTTGATTAGCTTGGGCCGGTTGTGCATGTCGATCTATCGCGGGGAAGCCGACTACCGGCAGAACCTGTTCATGATGGGTCAGGATACCCTTGTGGTCATCGGCGGGGTTCGTAACCCTACCGGTCAACCCGGACAGCCTGGAGAACAGGACGCCATCCGCGTGGGCGCAGGTTCGCGCATCGACGTGGACCAGAATTGCGATGCCAAGTACATTGGCGTCAACGGCGAGGGGTTGAGTGAGCAGCGCGAGTGCCTTACGAACGATCGTAAGGATGCACAGTCCATGGCAGGACGGTTAGTGCCTGTGGGCAAGGCCGACGCTGAAAGCGGAGAGGCGCTGAAGACGCGCATTAGCGCGCAAACCGCTTCGCTCACGCAGATTGCCAAGACTGGCGCCAAGGGGCTGGAGAACGAACTCAAGATCATTGCGAAGTGGATGGGATTGGATGAAGGTGAAGTCGAAAAGATCAAAGTCAACCCGAATCTGGACTTTGGCGACTACGACTTCGGTGCGGAGGACATCGTTCAGCTGATGACGGCTCGCGGCATGGGCGCACCGCTCTCTCGTCGGTCGATCCATGGCATCCTGGTGGACCGAGGGATGACTCAGATGTCGTACGAAGAGGAACTCGAGCTGATCGAGGAAGAGAACGCACAGATGCCTCCTGCCCCGGGCACTGTGGGCGGACCAAATCCCAAGATGGACCCGCATCTCACGGACGAGAATGGCAATCCGCTCAACAAGGACGAACTCGGGAAGGAGAGCGAAAGGCGTGCCGAAGCACGAGAGAATCGCGCTGCTCGTCGCGACGCAACCTTGGCACGGCGTACCGGCACGAAATAAGTGGCGGAGAAGACTGCCAACGAGGAGTTTCAGGACGCGCTCCTCCGCCATCAAACGTATCTGTTGCGATACGCAGGGTACGTGCGTAATCGCATGCTGTCGATTCTCGATCAGTCCAGCCAGGACGTTGCGGATAAGATTCGATCTCGGCTAATAAGCGGCGGTGGGCTGACCACATCCGCGGAACTCAACCGCCTCAAGCGGCTTGTTCGAAGCATCTCGCAAATTCGCGGCCAAGCCTGGGACGAAGCGAACCAGACGTTCAAAGACGAGATGGTGCAGCTCGCAAAACTGGAACCGGTGCAGGTCGGAGCGATGATCACGCTCACCATGCCGGTAGAGATCGACGTCGAGATACCTACCGCGGACAGGTTGCGCGCTATCGCGTTGTCCCGCCCTTTCGAAGGACGTATTCTTAGCGAGTGGGCGGCGAGCATGGAAGCCGACGAGCTGCGGCGAATTTCCAATGCTATCCAACTCGGGATGACTGCTGGCGAAGATATGGATACGATTGCGCGCCGCGTGATGGGTAGCGCGCAGCTCAACGGCGAAGACGGCATATTGAATATGACGCGTGCGCAGGTACAGGCCGTAACACGTACCGCCGTAATGCACGTAAGCAATGCCGCGCGCTCAGCCATGTTCGAGGCCAACGCCGATGTCATAACGCAGGAGTATTTCGTTGCTACCTTGGACAGTCGCACCACGCCGATCTGTCGCAGCCTTGACGGTAAGACCTTTGAGCTGGGCAAGGGGCCCATTCCACCCTTGCATTTCAATTGCCGCTCCTTGCGTATCGCCGCCATCGATGGTACTCTTGCGGGTGAGCGTCCTGCCAAGCCTTACACCGAAGGCCAGCTAGCCCGCGAATACGCGGAGAAGAACGGACTTGGTGATGTTAAGTCGCGGGAAGATCTGCCTCGCGGCACGAAAGGCGACTTCGATAAATGGAGTCGGGGTCGGATCCGCGAACTGGTGGGCCCTATTCCCGCCAAGACAACGTATCAAGAGTGGCTGACAGGGCAGTCACGCGAATTCCAGGAAGACACGCTCGGCAAGACGAAGGCCAAGCTATTCCGTGACGGTGGGCTCAAGCTCGACAAGTTCGTTAACCGTAACGGCGACGAACTCAGCCTTGCTCAACTCGCCAAAACCGAGAGACAGGCATTCATAGCAGCCGGGCTCAACCCGGACGATTTCTGATGGCAACCGACCCCCGCATCCTAGAGTATAACCGGAAATGGTATCGCGCCAAACAGAACGCGAACCCTGCCGCTTACTTGATTTCAAGAGCGACACGTGATCCAAGCCGTTTATATGTTGAACTGAAGGCGGAAGACGTTCATGTTCCTTCGCACTGCCCGTGCTGCGGTGTGAAAATGGAATTCGGTCGACCCGTGGAGAATTCGCCCACGCTTGATCGTATCGATAACGCTGTTCACTATGTTCGAGGAAATGTGATCGTCGTGTGCTATCGATGTAACAGGGCGAAAGGCGATCTATCAGTCAAAGAACTGGTAAGGCTTGCCACGTTCTATTCGAATCTTATCTCTGGCAATGTGCCTGAGAACGATACACCCGCATGCGCGGGAACCGGAGGGTAAAGTGGCAATCAAGGCAGTAGTCGAGAAGGACAAGTTCGAGGAAGAGGTTCCGGAACAATACCGCGATCTCTACACCGAGCGCAACGGCAAGATGGAGATCACTGCCGTCGAGGGAATGAAGACCCAGGCGGACATCGATCGCCTGCAGACGTCCCTCAACAAGGAGCGCAAGGAACACAAGGACACGAAGACGAAGTTCGCGCCCCTTGCGGATCGCGACATCACGGAGGTTGTGGCCATCCTCGACGAGTACCCGGTGCTGAAGGAAGCAGCCGAGGGCAAGCTGGACGACAAGAAGATCGACAAGATTGTCGAGCAGCGTATTAC